GCCGGCTGATCGCCGACGGCGCCGGTATCGCCCCACCACCCGCGGCGGTCGTCGGTCCCGTCGGGGATGACGTCGTCGGCGTGCGCGAGCGCGTTCGTAAAGAGCGAGATGATCACTGTCGTCTCTAGGTCGCGGTCGCTTTCGAGACCGGGCGGCTGCATCATCCAGTCCGCCGCCCACGGCGCGTCTGGCGGATTCCAGGCTGTTCGGAAGTCCGGCATCTACCCGACTCGCGTCGTCGACGAGCCGCCGACGCGCGTATGTCCGCACGAGTCGACGTCGTTCGTCCGGATCACGCGCAGGTTGTTGATCCGGACCGTCGAGCTTCCGCCCTGCGTCTGCCAGGCGCCCGCGGCGTGGACGCCGGTCCCGTGGCCGGTCCCGGTCGCGCCGACGACGGCGACTGTCTTGCTATCAACGGTGACGAAGGCCTGCGGCGTCTGCGTGAGCTTCCCGCCGCCGTTGTTAAGATCGTCGAGCCGCTGTACCGCCGGCATCAGCGTCCCCACCGGAGAACGCCCGCGATAGCGGTTACGAGACGGAGCGCGACGAGAAGCGCGAGAACCTCCGCCGCGCGTGACAGGGTACGATAGAGCAGCTCGCGGATCGTCGACGTCATCGCTAGCTCTCGTTCACGTCGACCGACGGCGACGTCACCTTGATCGAGTCGCTCGCGTCGATCGTGAGCTTCTTACAGCTCAGGCGGTACTCGTCGCACGAGACCTCGACGATCTTCCCGCGCTTCAAGACGACCGTCGTCCCCTCGTCGGTGTAGAGCGCGACCTCGCCGCCCTGGAGCCCGGTTAGCCGATACCGCCGGTCGTCGGCGACGATCCCGATAGCGTGCGTCCGGTTCCCGCCGAGACAGCCGACGAGTATCTCGGCGCCGGCGAGCGGGACGCTCGTGTAGCCGTACGGCTGGAAGTGCTCGACGGCGTCCTTCGTCTCGTTCGAGAGCATCCGGACCTGGACCTGCTGCATCTTCTTCGTATCGTCGACGAGCGCGATGTAGCCGCGAACGAGTAGCATCGCGACGCGGAGAGCTTGGTCGGCGAGAACCTGCCGCACTACTCGCCTCCGGGCGCCGACTGATTCGCGCCGGACCAAAACGCCGCCTTCGTATCCGTATCGTCGCCACTCGCCGGCTTCGCCGCCGCGTCCATCTCCTGAGCCGTCGGCATAAAGGCGGCGGGTAGCGTTAGCTCTAGCTGCGTCCGCGTCCCGCCGTCGTCCTTCAAGAACTCGACGGCGGCGATCGCGAGCGATTCGTTGAGCCCGAGCCACGGCGCCGTGATCGGGACGAGGTCGCCGATCCGCCAGAGCGTTCCGTCGGGCTGCGTCCAGCCCTGGACGGTAACGTGCGCGCGCTGCGAGCGGCCGATCCGGCGGCGTAGCTCGTACTCCGCGCGCTTCGCCGCCTCCTGCGCGTCCATGACGTTGTCGCCGTAGATGATCAGCGGTCGGTTTCGCTTGACGGCGGGATCGGTGGCGCTGCCGCTTGGGGAGACGACGGTATCGCCGGGACCGCCGGGCTCGCCGGCGTCGGTGCCGTCGTCGGTTCCGTCGCCGGCGCGACCTGCACCACGCGTCCCACTTCCAGCGTCGAAGTTCTCCTGGTCGTCGAGATTGGGCTTCTGAGCCTTGACCGTGTACTTGGAAAAGCGTTCGGACCAGTCGAGTTCGGCGGTAGCGGCGAGGATATTCTTGCCCTGCTCCAACGTGCCTGAAGCGCGACGCGCGCCAACGCGGGTAAAGTAGACATTTCCCCTCTCATCATCGCTGACCAGAATTTGCTGCATTCGGCACAGCCTCTCCAAGAGGGCATAGGCGGTCTCTCCCTGCTGCACTTGAACGTCGGCGAGCTTCGTCCCCGGCGGGACGTCGAAGGTCGCGTTGACGCCGAGCGGCTTGAGTACCCGGTCGGCGATTTCCTGAAGCGTGAGATTCTGAAGCTGGCCGCCGTCGATCTCGATAGAACTATCGCTCGCGTCGACGGTCGCCGAGTGTCCGCGGACCTCGACGCGATGCGTACGCCCGTCGAACGACGGCGCGTAGACCTCGACGTAGCCGGTCAGCACGACCTTGCCGTCGAGTAGAACCTGACAGGCGTCGAGCGGCTTGATCTGCCAGGGCTGGCTTTGTCCCGGCCATCGCTCGGAGACCTCGCAGGCGAACGCGGCCGCCGCCTCTTCGATCGAGCGCCGGACGCGGACGAGTAGCCAGCCGCCGTAGTCGGTCCCCTGAATCCGGAGCACCAGCCCGGCGCTCGAGGTCGGCGGGAGCGGCGTCGCCGTCACTGTGACCTCGGGGAGCTGCGTAACCGGCGTGCCGTTGCTCATGTCGCGGCGACCTCCCCGGAGAGCGGCATAAAGCCGGGGTGGACGGCGCCGACGCGCGCGACGAGCTCAGCGTCCCGCGTCGGGTCCTGATAGAGCCGCTGCGCGAGAACGACGGCCGGGAGCGGCGCCGGCGTCGCGTAGGCTCGGAGCGGCTGAAGCGTCGTTCCGCGGCGCGTGAGTTCGCGGATCATGGTCGACCGTAAGCTCGCGAGCGCGCGGCTTACGTCGGCCGTCGTCCCCACCTCGACGTCGTCGAAGAGATCGACGAGCCAGGAGCGGAGCGCCACGAGATCGTCGTAGCTCGTGAGCGGGACGACGCTGATCGGATCGGCCATCGAGGCGAGCGCGACCTGGTTGACGTAGGCCGAGAGCGCCGCGGAGTTCTGCGCCTCGATGTAGCGCGACGGCGTCGGCGGAACCGGCGGCGGGACCGCGATCGGGAGATCGCGCGGCGCGAGCTGCGGCGTCGCCGGTCCCGGCGGCGTCTGCGCTCCCCAGGACTGCGCCGATCCCGTGATCGGGAACTTTACGCGGCCGAGAATGCCGAGCAGCGTGAGCGCCTGCGAGACCGGGCGCGAGCCCGCGACCATCGACGCCGCCTGCGTAACGAAGTGCTCGATTGACGTCGGGTCGAGACTCGTCGGAAGAAACCGGAGCAGGTTCAGAATCTGCGACTGCGGGAGACCGGGCACACCCATCCAGCCGAGCACGTCGCCGAGACTGGAGAGATCCTTGAGCGCGGAGAGGTTAACGAAGTCCGGCACGCCGAGCGTTTTCCACTCCTGCTCAAACCAATTCCCGGCGGCGCCGAGCAGCCCGTTGGCGCCCGACAGCAGCGACGCGCCGGGCGCCTCGATCGGAATGGGCGCCGCGGTCTCGCTCGACTCCGCGAAGGAGAGATCGAAGCGACAGATGCCGCCCTCTTCGTCGGCTTCGCGCGTCCGGTAGGCGTCGAGACAGACGTTTAGCTCGCCGAGATACGGGTGGACGAGCCGCCCAACACCGGCGGTCTCTAGCGCCGCGAGCAAGCGATCGCGGGTGCCCATGTAGTCGCTACCGATCACGTAGGCGCGGAGCGCGAACCGGCGTTGCGTCCGGCCGAGATCCTCCGAGTACGGGAGATCGCGGCCGGGGTATTCGAAGTGCTGCCAGCGCCGGCCGCTCTCGTGGCTGTGTTCCTCGACGTAGAAGGGAACGCCGCGGAAGCTCGCCGGCTGGACGAGTCGGCCGCGCCAGTCCGCGGGGACGATCGGCGACGTCGTCCCGGTCGGCGGCGTCGGCGGCTCGTTATCGAAGAAACCGACCGTCTTGGAGACCGCGCCCTGGATGAGACCGCCGAGCGTGGTCAGAATACCGCCGTCGTCCGCCATCACGCCGTCCGGAGATTGGGCATCGAATAGTTGACGTTCCGCGAGACGCGGAGCCCGGCGCCGTCCGTCGCGGACGCGACGCGCGTCCCCTGCGGCGCGTTCTGGAAGCTCACCTTGACGTCGACGCTGCCGCCGGCCGGCGGTCGCGGGTAGGGAATCCCTTTCCAGCCCTCGCCGCCCGTCGGCGCCGGCGCACCGGCGGCGCCCGGCGCGCCCGGCGCGGTCGGCGGGTTTAGGAACCGGAGCAGCGCCGTAATGTCGCCGCCGAAGCCGAGCCCGAGCGCGCCCGTGAGCATCCGGACGAGCGGGTTGTCCTCGATCCGGTGCCACGTGTCGATGAACGCCTGGCCGAGTCGATCGAGCGCGTGGTTGATCACGTCTCCCATGCGCTTGAATGTCTGCTCGTAGTAGTGCCCGAAGTACGCGAGTTCCTTCTCCATCGCCTTCAGGTAGTACCGGAAGAGATGCGCGCTCGTTTTCCAGTGGCGGCCGACGTAGACGCTCGCCGTTAGGATCGCGCCGATCAGCAATCCCCACGGCCCGAGCGCCGCCCAGACCGCCTCGCCGACCGCGTAGAGCACCACGACGAGGTCCCAGAGCACTTTGATAAACGCGCCGACGCGCGAGACGAGTAGGAGACCGATAAAGATTTTCAGGAGCCGGTTGACGCCGCCGAACGACGTCACGAGGTCCGAGAGCCGCTTCCACGTATCGTCGAGCCCTTGTTTCCACCCGGCCCAGTCGATCGCCTGTATCTGCTTCCAGAAGTCCGAGATCGCGTCGGCGCCGCGCTTGACCCACTCGTGAATCTTCGTCGTGATCCAGGCGCGGTTGTTGACGATCCAGAGCCGCATCGCGTCCGCCGCGCGCTTCGCGTACGGCGCGAGCGCCGAGCCGATGATCTCCTGCACGCGGTTGAACGCGACCCGGAGCCGGATCTGCGAGACCTCTAGCTCGTGCGCCTCGTCGGTCTCCTGCTTCGTCATCTCGCCGAGCGCGCGCATGTCCGCGGCGGCCGCCCGGAGCCCGCGGCCGCCCTGCGCGAGCATCGGGATCATGGCCTGGCCGCTCTTGCCGAAGAACGCGACGGCGACGCGCGCACGCTGTGCCGGGTTATGAATCCGCGCCATCTGGTCGGCGAGCTGCGGGAGGACGT